GCCCGGAGTGTTTTGGTGATGATGAGTGCGAAACATGCGACGGCAGCGGGAGAATTGAAATCACAGTGCCGGTCACCTGGACAACAATCAAAGAAATCTGGGCTAAAGGCGTTGAGCATTTCGCAGCTGCCCCGCAGGATGTGCCAGATGGAAAATGATAGTGATAACGTCATCACTCTGGTGCAGCCAAAGCGCGACGAAGAGAAGCTACTGAACATCACCGTAACCGACAGGAAGGACTACAGACAGCAACACTGCAAGCATAAAGCCGTTGAAGTCGATGAGAAAGGGCGGATCATTCTGTGCCTTCAATGTGGCTGCGCTGTAGACCCTTTCCAGTACGTTCTTCAGTGCGCGACTGATGGCGAGGCTGTGGTGAGAGAGATTCAGCAGCTTCATAACCGCCGTGATGAGCTGCGCGAATCCGTCGCCAACCTCGAGCGAGAAGAGAAAAATGCAAAGGCAAGGCTACGCGCTGCCAGAACGTCGATCCTATTCGCGGAAAACGACCTGAAAAATACTGAGCAGGGGATAAAGCAATAAAACACAAACACCATATTTGTTATCAACAAATCTAAGGTTTGTTATTTATGCAAATGATAACCAGAAAAAAACCAGCCTTTACCGAGCTGTATCAGACCGGCGTTATGACCCGTATTGTGGCAGTCAGAAATGCAGATAGCGGAAGCTGGCGACTGTTTGGCCTCTGGAGAGATAAGCAAATCGGCGTATACGTAGAAGCCGCTCGTGGAGGTGTCCGGGAATGGTCCGGGTTGGATTACCTGGCTAACTTCTGCGGTAGTTGCGGAATCAGTCGTTGGGAAGTTCACAGCAAGGTCGAGCCAAAGGCACCTCAGTAAATTCTCTATGCAATACAACCCGCTGCTGCGGGTTTCCTTTTATCAATCCTGACAAAAATTAACGTTTTGTGCTCTTAAGATATTGCTCATTCAATGAGTTAGGTGTACTGTTTATTTATACAGTATATCGAGTGGGGTGATAATATGAAAATCGAAGTAACCATCGACAAGACTAAAAAACTGCCAGAAGGGGCCATTCCCGCCCTTGAAGTTGAATTGCTGCGCCGTCTTCATCAAAACTATGAAGGCTGCAAACTAAATATAAGGCGCTCAAGTACTGACGGGTTGACCGTTCTGGGTGGCGCTGACGGCGATAAAAAGAGCATAGAGCAAATCCTGCAGGAAACGTGGGAAAGTGCCGACGACTGGTTTTATTGAGCGGTAAGTAAGTGGCGGCTATGCCGCCATTGTTAACTTTTTACGCCATCTTTAGCGCGGTTATTTTTAGTGCAGTAACTCGTTGGCCGTGTTCGTTGCAGGTGGAGTGTTTCCAATGAGGTATTTATGGAAATACCGGATGATTTATTTCCAGGATTCAAAGAGCATACCGGGCCTGTCCTTGTTTATGTGAAAAATGGGGTTGTGGAGAGGGGCTTCCCGCTGCGCAAAGATGAGTTTGTCACCTCGCTAAAATCCCTTGATGAGGCCCGTAAAAAAGCCGGTCTTCCCCCTGTAAGTCAGGACTAAAATTAGCTATATTAATTACGGGTCTGAACAACCCTTCTTGCCAGTTGCTGTGCCACGGAGAAAAACCGATGGCGCAGAAGAACCACTCTCAAATGCTGTACCTCCTGACACCGGCTATCACCTATGCTGGTGTTTCCGTTTGTCTTTCGCACCCAGGCGGTGCGATATGAGAGACCCTCGTCGCAGATGCAGAGCACCCGGCTGCGGTGCCTGGTTTAACTTTACCTATCCAAATGTTTACTGGTGTTGCGAAGAGCATAAGGCCCAGTACCTTGCGCAGCAGCGCGAGAAACAAAAGGTTAAGGCACAAAACAGGTTAAAAAATAAACCCGTTCACCATATCCGCCCTCAACCAACGACGGCTGAAAAACCTCTCAGCCACTGGCTGGAAGTCACCGAGCGCGTGGTTAATACCCTTTGCCGTGAAATGGCCCTTGCTAATGGGGAGGGGTGCATTTCCTGCGGAACCCACCAGGCCAAAGGCTGGCATGCGGGGCATTACAGAACCGGTGCTAAAGCCTCCCACCTGCGGTTTACCCGCATCAATATCAATCTTCAATGTGATGACTGCAACGTCGGCAAGTCCGGGAATATCAAAGCTTACCGGGTAGGGCTGGTGGAAAAAATCGGTGAAGCCGCAGTTCAGGGGCTTGATAACGACAACCGAATTCACCGCTGGACCATCGAAGAGCTTGAAGCCATCCGCCTGCAGGCTTACGCCGACTTACGCGCACTGAAAAAAACGCTGGAGGCCGCATGACGCCAGCAGCTTACTACAACGAAATCGACCCATTTGCAGCGCAGTGGCTGCGTAATCTCATCGCCGGCGGTCACATCGCCCCGGGCGAAGTTGACGAACGGAGTATTGAAGATGTCACACCTGACGACCTCAGAGGATTTACCCAGTGCCACTTTTTCGCCGGGATTGGTGGATGGTCATATGCTCTGCGTCTGGCCGGATGGCCGGATAACAGACCGATTTGGACAGGAAGTTGCCCATGCCAGCCTTTCTCCTCGACTGGCAAAGGCGCTGGGTTTGGTGACGACAGACATTTGTGGCCTGCCTTTGGCTGGCTTATCAAGCAGTGCCGACCTCAGCGCATCGCTGGCGAGCAAGTTGCAGGAGGTCGTGCGGATCCATGGTTCGACCTTGTACAAAATGACGTGGAAAGAATGGGCTACGCCTTCGGGCTTACGCCGTTCCCGGCTGCGGGTGTCGGGTCGCCGAACGAGCGAGAGCGGGCCTACTGGGTGGCCGACGCCAACCTGCAATACGAATCCACAGCCAGAAACGAAGCGCGGACTGCAGAACCTGTCCGGAGCGGTGAAATTATCTGGCTGGCAAACTCCGCTCGCGAACGACGCGACGGGGTCGACCCATTGCTACAGCGGAAAGAACCCGGACGGTACTCCCAAAGTCTGCCTGAAATTACCGGGAACCGTTCTACTGACGGGTTGGGTAACTCCAACGTCACGCGACTGGAAGGATTCGGCGGGAATGACGGCGCAGCGGGACGGGAAAGAGCGACTGGACCAGTTGCCGCGCCAGGCGTTCACCTGCGGCCCCTTGAGGTTAACGGTTTTTGGCGAGATGCGGACTGGCTCTTATGTCGAGATGGGAAATGGCGTCCAGTTGAACCCGGCACATTCCCGCTGGTTGATGGGGCTGCCGCACGCCTGGGACGAGTCGAGCCCGGGATGGCAAGAGTGGCAAGCAGCAACCGCGTCGGCCGCCTGAAAGGGTACGGAAACGCCATAAACGCTCAGGCAGCAGCGGCTTTCATTCGCGCTTATATGGAGGTCGCATGACATATCAACTCATTTACGTCGATCCACCCTGGCAATACGGCAATAAAATTAGCAATGGCGCTGCTGTTAACCACTACGAAACTATGAGTCTTGTCGAGCTTAAGCGCCTCCCTGTCTGGAATCTGGCTGCTGATAATGCCGTTCTTGCCATGTGGTACACCGGCACACATACCGAGGAAGCGATCGAGCTGGCAGAAGCCTGGGGTTTTCGAATTCGCACCATGAAGGGTTTTACATGGGTAAAGCTTAACCAGCACGCCGAACGGCGATTCAATAAGGCGCTAACTGAAGGTGAGTTGGTGGATTTCAATGATCTGCTGTCGATGTTGAATAGCGAAACCCGTATGAATGGAGGCAACCACACGCGGGCCAATACTGAAGATCTGCTAATAGCCACCTGTGGCGCCGGGTTGGAAAGAGCGAGCGCATCTATCAAGCAGGTGGTTTATTCCTGCCTGGGTGAGCACAGCGAGAAACCCTGGGAGGTTCGCCGTCGGCTTGAACTGCTTTACGGCGATGTCAGCCGGGTGGAGCTTTTCGCGCGCGAATCATGGCCTGGCTGGGACCGCTGGGGAAATCAGTGCGAGAGTTCTGTTGAAATGCATTCGGGAAGATTTATCACCAGGGAGGGGATATGAATCATCTCACCATAGAGAACATCCGCTACCGCTGGATGAAGCTTCGCCTTTGCCGTCATCGCGGCACTGTATTAGTTGACTACCGCATCCTCAAAAACTTTATACGCACCTGTCAGATCCGGGGAGAGACAGCATGACTCCAATGCAACGCCGTAGACATAATGCGGCCCTTAATGAGATTGCCCTGGCTACGCATAAGCGCTATCTGGGGCGAGCAAAACTCTTGACCGGCATCCAGTCAGGCTGGATTAAATCATTGCTTACCGTATGGGGCGATACCATGCGCGGTGAAGCCGCGCCACGATTGCCAAGAAGCCATGAATGCTGGCGAGTTATTAAAGGAGATCGCTGGTCTGATAAATCTCTTGAGCGCTTTACTGCGGCAATTAAGCAGGCGAGGGAGGAGGGTTATCGCGGTCAGCATGCGTTAAATAGAGCACACGCAATTTTATGGCCGAAACCCACTACCAGCATAATAGATACTGCTATAAGAGATGATGATGCGGATTTCGTTGAGGAATGTGTGTTAAAGGCATTCGACACAACGGATCCGGTTTATATCGTAGGGGTGAGCTTTTACACCACTCGTAAAAAAGTCGCGGATATTGCCCGCGAGCTGGAACGAGCAGCTCCATGGCTTACGTTCAAGATGGCAAAGGATCGCGTTAACTGGTGCTTACAGGTATTTCAGGCGAAAACTTTCCTGTCTGCAAGGCAAAGCCTGAAAGCTGAATCTGAATAAGTTTTTAGCAATTAGTGCTTATTTTGTTATTGGTAGTTGATTTCAGGTCTAAAAATTAGATAATCCGTTCATGCTTGGCAGAGCTGCGCCACTCGGCAGCGACAAAAAGCGACAATTTGAATATAACGAAAACCCCGCCAATGCGGGGTTTTTGCTTTCCGGCGATACGACAG